ACCGCCTGCGCCGCCGCCATTCGCGCCGCCGGCCCCGCCAAGGCCGCCGCCGCTGCCTGCGCCGCCGGCGCCGCCGGTCAACAAATTGGTCCCAGTCGCGTCGCTGCCATTCGCGAATGTCCCGGCACCGCCCGTACCGCGGGTCGAGCCCGGGCTTTCACCCCCAACGCCGCCTTCAGCAATGCCGCTACTGGCCCCAGTTCCGCCATTGCCCGGACCAGAGCTCGCCGCGTGCCCACCGGTGCCGCCAGCGCTCTGGGACGTGCCCGTGCTGGCTCCGCCGCCCCCGCCGCCGGCGCCAGCGATCGCCAAAGCGGTCGATCCGCGGAAAACGGCCGAATACCCGCCCCCGCCCCCGCCACCTCCGTTCGCCGCGCCAGCTCCGCCGCCGCCACCGACGAGCACCGCAAGGTCTTCCCCGGCCGTCACCGCGATGTCGCACACCAGGAACGCCCCGTTGCCACCCCGACCGCTGTCGGCCGACCCGGAAGTGGTCCCCCCGGAGCCGCCACCGGCCCCTTGCACCTTGACCCGGATCGATGTCACCCCGGCCGGCACCGTGAACGTGCCGCTTGATGTGAACGGCACGAGCACATCCTCGACAACGATTGCTTCGGCGTTCCCGGTGCCCACGAATTCGACCGCCCCAGCCCCTTCGCCCACCGCAATCAGCTTCCCGGCCGCCTGGGACTGGAACTCGACCGCCCCGGCGCCGCTCGCCCCGGCGATTTTGAGCGCATTGGCGACCGCGCTGAACTCGACCACACCGTGGCCGTCGCCGTATTCGATCCCTGCCGGCGAAATCTTGTCCGCAACGCCAACTCCGACGAATTCGACCGCCCCGGAAGCGCTCGCGGGGAACAGACAATTCGAATTCGCTGCCGCGGAGAACTCCACTGCCGCCGCGGAAGACCCAAACCGGATCAAACGGCCGATGCTCTGGCTGTCGAACTCGATAAACGCCTGGGCAGACGCGGTTTTGACCTGCGGGGGCCCGGCCGTGTCGAGATAGAGCTCGATTCCGCTCGCGAGGCCCGACCTCATATCGCCCCCTTGAGGTTGACCCAGCTCGAGCCGTTGTAGCCTTCGAACTCATTGCTCGACGTGTTGAAGCGGATCATGCCCCGCTGAGCAGGGCTCGGCCGCTGGCCGGTCGTCCCGACGGGGATTTTCCATGCACTTGTGGCCGCGGCGGTTAGCGCCGGCAGCGAGCTAGCATTCTGCTGAGCCATGTCGCCCAGGCCGATCACATCGCCAGGCACGTGGGTGTGGCCGATAGGCGATTTTCCGATCTCGAGCGCCGTGATGTCGCCCTCCGCGGTGGTGACCCGGGTGCTCAGAGCGTTGATCTGCTCCTGAAGCGGGTTTTCCTCGTCCCCCTGGAGCACCTGATATATCTCGTCGATCGCCGCTTGGACGGTGGTCGAGGACAATCCGCTGACGGAATTGCTGTAGGAGACCAGATTGGCGCTCGTGGCGTTCAGCTCCGACACCAAAGCGATCGTCCGCACCTCGACATTGTCGGTCCCGGCGCTCGGAGCGACGTCGAAAATGATCTGGGTGCCGTTTATCGAGTAAGCACCGACCGGCTGGATTTGCCCGTTGACGATCGCGATCACGTTTTCGGCCGCCGCGGGCGCGAAAGTCAGGTCGAAAGTGGTTTGGACGCCATCGCCGTCGAAGGTCAGCGAGGTGAGGGTGGCGGGAACATCGTTTAGCACGAACTGCGAGAAGTTCGCGATGAGCTCCCATCTGCCGTCGGTCAGATCGGCAACGAAATCGGCGCCGGAGACGTGCGCGACGATGCACCGGTAGAAGCTGCCGGCGTAATAGACCGTGCTCGAGGTGGTGTAAGATACCCCGGTGGCCCAGGCGGTGGGCGCATCGAACCCGATCGAGATGTCCGCCTTGAGCTGGTCGCGGCCGACGCTGGCGTTCACGAGCGCCCCATCGTCCCGCTGAATGAGCTTCAGGTTGGCCAGCGTCTCGTCGATCGTGCGCTTGACCGCGTTGAACTCGCCGTCGACTTTGTCGGCCGGCAGCGGAGTGTTCGGGTTTAGCCGCTGGAAGCTCTGGAATTGGTATTGGCGGTTGTAGGGTGTGGGTTGCGCCACGGTTCGAGGCCCATTCGTGAGCAGCTCAATACCGCTGGCGAGGCGGCCCTACGTCCGGCGTCGAAAATAGCGTGTTTTGTCTAGATGCTCAAGCGACAAAACGAAAAGGCCCGGCAGCGGGGGTTCTGCCGGGCCCTACACGTCAAGGGGAGGGAACAATGTCAAACGACACTGTCGAATTTGTCAAAATTGTCGGGCGATGTCAAGCGAGAAAAAGCCCCGCGGTCGGATGGGGGCTGTGGCCGCGGGGCCAGTGTGAACGCAGGTCTGCCCGATCTGTACCGTTATGCCCACGAGACGCAGGGAATGCAGATCGTGGGTCGGTTCGGCACCTCCCCAATTCGGACATTAAGGCGACAATAGGGCAATCGGGGAGGGTGTCAACATCACACGGACATTTTGATTTCACCAAAAATTTCTCGGACCGGCACCCGGGCCTTGCGCGCCGCGCCCCCACCCCCCGGGCGGGGGGGGTGGGGGACCGACCCTCCCTCATGCTCGAGCGCGGCAAGCCGCACCAATCGGCGCCAAGCGTCTTGCATAGACAGTTAAGTGTCAAGCAAATCAATGACTTTGGTATCATCGCCTGGCGTGTTTGGCGCGAGGGTGATGGTTTTGGCCCTGTTGCCGAGCTCTTGCTCGAGCCGTCCGATCGCCTCTCGCAACTCGTCACTACTCAGTTCATCCAGCCGCTTTTCGCCGAGCGGCTGGCCGCTCTCACGGCCGCGCGGCGCTATGAACCCGGCTCGATCGGCGAGCGCCTTAGCGGCTTCCAAGCGCAACCTCGACCCAGCACCTTTGAACGGTCCTTTCGGGTCGGCTCGCGCCAAGTCGTACATAAGCTGAATCGAGTAAGGCCCGATCTCGGCCGCGAGGCGAGCGCGGACGGCCTCATAGATGGCGCTTTGCACGGCCGGATGGCGCGTCAAAATCCATGCCGAACGAGCTGGATCTGCATAACCCGCCTTGGCTGCAGCAGCTGCCGGCGGAACGCCATGCGCGACTTCACGCGCGTAGGTCAGTTGCTTTTCCGTGAGACCGTCTACAGACGGCAAAGTCATTGATTTTCCTCAACTTCTGCACGCCAGTCTTGGCCGAAACTGTCATTATCTGTCCAAAATGTCCAATTGTGATGTTGACAAACGTCAAAAGTGTCGTACAGTGTCAACATCACAACTCGACAAAGAACCTCAGCGATCCGGGGTTCCCTGCAGAAGGAGATGGGGATGAGCACAGCGCAGATCATAGAAGACCGTTTGCCGCTAGTCCGGCACCTGAAGGCCGGCGCCCACAGTCCGAACGACGAAGGTTCGTGGTGCGCCATGGAAGCGGTCGCTTACGTTGCCGGCGAGCCATGGTCTGACAGCCCGCAGTGTGCCTGCCCTGTCATATCGGCCTTCATGCGTTCATGGAACGACAGTCTTCCTGATGATGAGCGCGATATGCTCCTGCTTCCGCTCATTCCAAAGCTCGTTGGCACGCGGAAAGACAAAGCTACCGAAGAACGTCGGGCGCTTATGGCTGCGGACTGGCTCGTCCGTGTTCATACACCGGAATGGTTGCGCCTCGCTGGTCTCACTGCACAAGCCGAGACATTGGAGTCGTTGCCTGAAATCACTTCGATGGCGCAGGTTCCGAGTATCCGAGGGCCGATCGAAGCGGTTCGAAAAGATGCGGCCGTCGCTAGGGCCGCCGCTATGGCCGCCGCTTGGGCCGTCGCTGGGGCCGCCGCTGAGGACGCCGCTAGGGCCGCCGCTATGGCCGCCGCTAGGGCCGCCGCTATGGCCGCCGCTTGGGCCGCCGCTTGGGCCGCCGCTTGGGCCGTCGCTATGGCCGTCGCTGGGGCCGCCGCTAGGGCCGCCGCTATGGCCGCCGCTTGGGCCGTCGCTGGGGCCGCCGCTGAGGACGCCTCTAGGGCCGCCGCTATGGCCGCCGCTAGGGACAAGCTCGAACCTACGAAGAAGAAGCTGCAAGCGTCAGCGGTTCTGCTGATCGAACGCATGATCGCAGCCTGATAGGAGCATGGGGGATGAGCGGACATACGCTGGATAGCGGTTGCTAGGTATTGTGTAAACCCAACCCGCAGACAAGCCCCAGCGATCCGGGGTCCTGCAGAAGGAGATGGGGATGAGCAAGGTAGCAACGATCGTCGGCACGGCCGGCATGTGCAGCGATGACGGTCGGTTCGCGGACTATTCCGAGGTGATGCAAGAGACGGCATAGCCACGCCCACAGTGTCCAATATGTCATGATCGAGGGAACACCAATGGACAAGCGAACGCCCGGTCAGGTCGCGTATGAGGCCGATCTAGCAGCGGAACCGCTCTACAACGACAGAACGCGCCGTAAGACCTGGAATGAGCTCGGCGAACTTGAGCGCTGGTCATGGGAGCGGAACCCCACAGCTCGCGCCCAAACTGCCCGAAATGACCTAAGGGGGGAACGACAAATGCAAGTGATCAAACAATTCGCTGACTGCGCCGTGCTCCAGTTGGAGCCAGGAAACTACATGGTGCTATCGAGCAACAATATCGTGCTGAAGCACACAACCTCGATAGCGCGCGCCTATAGATACGCGGAATGGTTCCAAGGTGTTCGGCGCGCCCGCAGTGTCCAAAGTGACGCAAAGGAAGCTCGACAATGCCGACAATCCGTACACGAAATACAACCAAAGCCTGGAGGCCGGCACCATGACTAAAATTGTACGATCGATAAGGTTCCGGACAGCTGAGGAGCTCTGTGAGGCTCTAGGTGAACTAATCAACTCAGTGCCAGCTGTCCGATACATCTACGGCCATGGCTTTCGCTACCACGGCTTAGTCCAACTAGCTCAGCGACGCCCGTACGACGGCCAGTTGATCTACGACATACACATCCTTGAGGACCCGGACGACAAGGAAGACTGTGTCCCGGAGCCCAAACCCAAGTCGAAGCGTCCGAGGCGAGATCGGCGCAGATAGGCGCCGCTAAGCACGCCTGGAGTGTCCAAAATGTCACAACATGTCAGAGAGCACCATCATGCCGCGTTTCATCTCCCTGTGGCTCGGCCTCGCGTTCATCGCCGCCGGCACCGCGCTAATCGCCGCCCTGTTCCTTCTGTAAAGGCGGCAATCATTCAGCAACTCATCGTGGCAAGCGGCCTCATCGCAGCAACGCTGCTCGTGCTGCTCGCCACTTTCATCGGGGGAATGTGATGAACCGGTACCTCAACGCGTGGGTATGGCGCACGGACAAGGGCTTCTTTTGGATGGATGACGAGCCCTATTCGATACCAAACGGCCCGTTTGCAACCGAGATGGAAGCCATCGACGATTGCCGCATGTGGTGCAACCCTGGCAGCTGGGTTTTCATGCCGCCGCCATCTGTGGTTTACCCGGCAATGAAAGACCAGCCGGAGAACTGGGGAAACTCAAATGCTAAACATTGACCAGGATCGCTTCGAGCTAGGCGCGCGGAAAACAGCAAAAGGCGAGTATTTCCCTCTTTGCTTCGATCGGAAAACAAGGACTAATGTGCCTTGGAACCTCCCCCAACGCACCAAACGTGGTGCACTAGAACTAGCCGCCGCTCTCGCCTCTCAGGTTCTCCGCAATGAGGCGCGCCAATGATCACGCTGATTGTGATCGCCTTTCGATCGGCCTGCGCTGTGCTTGTGCTCGGGCTGATCGTTCGGGCTGTGGTGGGCTAGTCGCAGGGCCAGCTCAAAGCAAACGCAGCAATTACTATCCCTGTAAAGTCTTCGTTGAGGATTGAAGGCTCGGAATCCATGAAACGAACAACCACTTTCGCTAGTTGCCCTGCTGTCACCGAGGACGGTATGCATGAGCGGACTCGCCCAGACAATCTACGACCTTCTCTGGCCCATGTCATCAAAACGCCATAGCACTCACCTGCGCGAAATGAATTCGCAGCCTGCGGCCAAAACGCTGTGACAGCCAATAATCGACAGCCCTCTAGCACCTCGTTACCGGTCGATGCCTTTGCAGAGGTAAACGCAAGCCCCATAACAATAAGCGCGAAGATTAAACGCCGCATCGTCAACACCCCCTATGTGTGATGTTGACAGGCTCCTATATCTGTGTAAAGTGGCTTTCAAGGTCTCGAAAACCTTCAAAGCCGATGGCGGTCAGCAGCAACCCGAAGATCTGCTATCCAGCCAAAACAGTTAGTCCAGGGTCCGCATGTGCATGTCCAGGGCGCAAGCCTAAAGACATGTGGGACACGACCATCGGCGTGTTTTCGAGCCCTGGGCGCCTGTTGCTCGAAACAGCATGCGCTCCCTCTCAAACCGATGGAGCCATTTCCCATGTCCAAAACCATCTACAAGACCGTCCGCACGACCACGACGACCGCCCGCAAGATCGCGCCAAAGAAACCAGCTCCCAAACCCGCAAACGACAACCCGCCAGTAACGCCGACGCCTCAGCCCCTCGTTCGAATCACCGGACCGCTCTACGAGATCACGGTATTCGAAAACTGCTCGATCATCGCCGGCACATTCCCACCGGAGATCGGCAAGACCTTCATCTCGGCGTGGCTCGCGTATCAAACCGATGTAGTTTCGCAGAGTGAAACGGCCTAAAAACGGCCTCAGAGGGGCCGTAGAGCGCAATCATGCGTTCTCCGGCCCATCACACATGCCCAACGCACGAAGCCACTCCTGGCGCTCCGCAAGTGCCCTGGCGGCGATCCTATAGACATACCTCGGCTCGTATTGCTGATTGGAGTGCCTACGGGGGTCGAAGTCCGCATTGAACGCCCGTTCCAGGTAACCGCGATCGAAAAGCTTCTGCTTGACCCAGATGCGCACCGACTTCTTCGCGTAGCCTTGCATCATGGGGTAGAGATCGGTCACGCCATACCACTGGCCCGGCTCCATCCGCGTGACCAACAGCTGCCAGCCCGGCAAAGGTCCCGCCGGCTCGGTGATCGTTCGCCCACGTTCGAGGTAGCGCAGCGCCGATCGCCTTCGACGCGCTTCCGCCTGCCGCTGACGCCGCCGCTGCTCGATGGGGTCGTCTGGCCCACGACGCTTGCGCGGCTTCTGTCGCCGCGGCTGCATCTTGATCAGCCGTTCGAGGATGGAAGACCCAGCGCACCCTGTCACTGCAGCGCTCCGTCGATATCAAACGAGATGCGCTTGCGGTATTCCTCGATGTTCAAGAACGCTCGATGCGCGTCTTGCGGGTCTATTCCGTCCCGTACAACACAAGTGTGGAACGCGATGAACATGAGCGCGATCTGCATCTCCTTCGAGTGCCCGTGGAACTCTCGGTAGCAGCACCCACCCGTCATCAAAAACTTCTCGGACCATCCATTTTCATCAGGCCAAGGCCCGACCTCGATAGAACCCGCCGGCGCTTCTCCATCCTCTGGATCACTCTCGGCCCAGCGAGGCTGCCAGGCGACCAACCATCCCGTAAGCGGCAACTTCAACATCGCGGTTCACTCCTTCCTCATCGCGGCCCGGCCGCGGCTACAACCTTTTGTCAACATCACAAGCGAGACCCGGGGTTGGCGCCGTAAGGGGGAGCTTGCGCGCTTTGCGACAAGCGCAAGCGCACCCCTTATAGGGTGGTCTCATAGTCTCAAAAGCAAACCCTTGATAAGCCAACGTTTTCTCCGTTCGAGACAACAGCCCTAGAAAACACCCATGGTCTCAAATGGCGCGTTCCGGGTAAAGCGCTGAAATTACATGTCAACTTTCGTTCGAGACCGCGGTCTCATTCCTCGTTGTCTCATTGTTTTCCAACTTTACGAGACACACGTGACGCCCTCTTTTGCCTTGTACGAATTGATCGTCAGTCAGCTTGTAAACATCACAAATCTCTTTCGCACCGGGGTGTGTGAACGCCCGTACGATCTGCCTCCGGAGGTTCACGGGCTTCCTGTCGGCATACATCGGATCGATCTCAATCATCTCTTTCGCGAGGTCCGCGACGGTGATCAGGTCCCTTCCATCGGCGATATCGACAGCGTCTTTTATGACGCGCGCCACAGCTTGCTCCGCCTTATCCGGGCCTCTAGCCATCTCGACCGGGACAACCATGCCGATTTCCTCCTGGCTGGAGGCCAGCATCACGCCCGTACGCTTGTAGAAGAGCGTGCCTTTGCCTGGGACCGTCAGGTTGTTCTTGCCGCCGTCGAAGCGGAGGTACCGCCAACGCTCGTCCTCCGGCACCCCGTAGTCCTGGGCCATCTTCTCGCTCATGGAAACGAGGGTCGCGTGCATGCGCACGAAGCCCGTCACGGCGCTCGCTCCACGGCCGGAATCGATATTGCCGGCGTGGCCGTCAGACTCGCCTGCAGGCGGCTTTCGGGTGTGGTGTGCGAAGCAGATCGCGCATCTCTCCTGGGCCGCGATCGATGTGAGAATATCCCCGACCTGGTCCATTTGGTTGTTGTCGTTCTCGTTGCACTGATGCGTCTTGATCAGCGGGTCGATGAACACGACGCCGATCTTATGCTTGTGAATGTATGCTTGCAGCGCCGCTGCATGCTCGGTGGGCCTTACGGTGCGCCCGTCCGGGCCAAGTTTGGCCAGCACCATTCGGTTGCCGACGCCGGAACGCAGCCTGAGCCCGGGCCTCCCGTCTATCCGCAGATCATCCCACGTGAGTTCGTAATACTGCATGATGGCGGCGAACCGCCGGCGCAGTTCCTTCAGGTCGTCCTCTTGGTTCCAGAACAGCACTGGGGTTCGCTCGACAACCTTCATGCCGGCGATGTCGGATCGGCCGGCTGCCAGGCCAACGGCCATGGCCATCTCGAGCGTGGTCTTGCCCACCCCGGGCGCGGCAACGATCTCGGCGACGAATTCCTTGGCCAGGAAGCCATCGAGTATCCATTCACGCCGCGGGATCTCGGCGGGGTCGAACTCTTCGTTCTCATCCTGGATCTCCAGCCCAAGCCGGCGCATTGTGTCTTCGATCGATTCGGGGGTGGGCTCGGTTAAATCGATGGCATCGGTATTACCGACATCCAACTCGACCGGGCCGAATTCCTCGCTGGCCGGGACCGTATCAACCCGCACCCACGCCCGACGCAGTTGACGCTCCGCGTCGTGCTCGGCGCGCTCCTGCAGGTCGATATGCTCCCAGGTCCAAGCCAGCTGGGCGTATTCGAGCACATCGAACCCCGCCTTGCGCATGAGCATGGCGAATTGCCAGAGGTAGCCGCTGTTCGATTGGTCGTGGCCGAGTGGCTCGCCGCCCCATAAGCGGCGCAGTGGGTCGTTGCGCTTCAGTTCGCGTTCGAACTTGTTGCGGAGCACGTCCGGCAGCTCGTCATATTCCAGCTGCGCCACGACCTGGGCCATGTCGATATCCGGCAAGCCCGCTTCGGCCTTGTGCTCGGGTCGCACCGGCGGCAGCCAGATCGAAAGCGTCTGGTCGTCATAGACATCGTCGCTGCTGGCCAGAACCGATGCGACCGTCGTGGTTCTGCCGCGGGCGATCTTTTTGGCCGTCGGGAGGTTGATCGTGAACGGCAGCCGGAGCACCCGGTTGATGTCCCAGGCTGGGTCACCAGTGAGCTTGAGCCGGATGGCGTTGCCCTGGGCCTCCGCCCATTGGGCCCAGTCCTTGGCTGGCAGCTTGGTTGCTAGCCGCCAGATCGGCTGATAGCCGGCGCCGCTATCGACAATGATCGATGGCGGGGCGATCAGGTCATTCTGCAGCTCTCTCATGAGATCGAGCAGCCGTTGTCGCTCTTGCTCGAGCTGGGCTGCGTCGCCACTCGGGTCCACGTCAGCGTATAAACAGCGGATGTTCGCTATCTCGGATTTCAGCAGCTTGGTGTGGCGGGCGTGTGGTTTGGGCTCGTTGGCGCTGTAATAGATGTTGCGCTTGCCGAGCCATTTCTTGATCCATGCCGCGATTTGATCCCACGAGTTCGGCGGGAAGGTGCGGCCGATCACGCGGTCGATTCGGTTGCCCTCGTCCGGGTCGATCGCAACGAGGTTGTGCCACCCGGTCGGGTCGAGCAGCTTGAGGTGGGCGACCGCTTTGGTGACGCTGGGCGGCTCCTCGAACGGCGGGAGGTCTGTCATTTGATGTGTCCGTTTGGCATTGACGCCACTGAGCGGGGCGCTGTTCCGTGCGCCGCCGGGCCTTTGGGATATGCAGCCATACCGGCCCTCGTTTGTCGAGAAGATCTTGCGACGTATATAGACAAATTGGACACGGTAGGCGTGCGTGAACGCCTCCCGGGTTGGGCCCGCTATTGACACGTTGCTCTTAGTGTTCTCATTCTGTTCCCATGAAGAAGATCAAGGGACAGATCCGCTTTTCCGACATGCGCCGGGGGGAAGTCCTCGGCAAGTGCCTGCTGTGTGGGCACGTCGCGGAGATCGACATCAGCCAGTTCCCGCCTGGCGATAGATTGGTCCGTCACGAGTATCTGGCGTGCTCTGCCTGCGGGGTGAAGGACGCGGTCTATTTTCAGGTCACCCGGCTGCCGGATCTGGGGGAGTAGCGCAAACCTCATCCCTTCGGGCCTCTATGAGGCGGGCGATGCCTTCGGCATTCAGCTCTCCATGTCCATTGCGGGCGATCCTGGCGCACTCGCTGTAGATCGCCCTGCGTATTCCCTTCATGACCTCTAGAATGTCACTGCGATCCTGCCGCAGCTCCCCCACCGTCTTATCCCTCTCCACCAGCACGGCCTCTCGTATGGTGCGCTCTGCCTCAAGCTCGGCAATGCGCTTGCGCAGGCTGGCGAGGGCCTCGGCTGCGTCATAGCAATGATTGGCGCCGTAGGTGCGATGCTTTGCTAACTCACGCAACCGCTGCTCCAGCCGTTCGATCTCTGCTAGGTCAGTCATGGACGGGCTCGATCTCGATATTGATGCGCTGGGTTTTGTTCTTGGGATCCAGGCTCGGGGCAGCGAACACTACCCGCTTCACCACATACGGCTCGGGTGGCTCCCTGAGCATCACCTCATCACCGACGCGCGGGATTATAAGCCAGAAACGGACGGCGATTTCCTGGCCGTCTAAGAAAAAATAGACGCGCACTCTGTCTGCCATCACCCCTCCTCCTTACCGGCGAGGGCGGCGCGGCCGGCGTCGATCTCGGCGCAGCGCCCGGCAAACACCCCGTCGTTGTAGGCATGCCACATGTCGTTGGCCGCGCGCAGGGCGGATATTCTGCGCCAGAACCGTTGCCTAGCTGCCTGCCATGCCGTGGCGCCGTTGGCTGGATCGGCCCGGCCGTCCTGATAGGACCACCAAATTTCGACGCGCCATCCGGCCCGTTTGACATAATAAATCCGGCCGGTCATGGCTTGCCTCCATTGGCGAGGGTGCGGATAGCGCGGGAGATCCCGTTCGCCACGGCCACAGCTGTCCTGAGTTCTTGCGCTGTCATTTCCCCGCAGCGCAGTAGCAGTTCCTGATGCCTGCCCCACTGGTCTGCTGCCTCCGCCGCCTCCTCCAGCGCCTCGCGCCGGATCTGCTCCCGCGCCCGGTCATCGGCTGGGGCGGGGTGGGCGTAGAGCTGCCACCCGCTCGGCACAGCCTGGTCCGGCTTGGATGCCGTGAGGGCTTCGATTGCGTCGGCCGCGCGGTCCATGAGCTCATCGGCAAATTCATAGAGTCCGAATGACGGTATCGCCGCCAAGCCTTCACGCAACTCCCGAATAAGCTCTTTATAGGCGCCTTCTGCTACCGGCCCGCTCGGCTGCGGGGCCGGGTGAAGGTATAGCTTGGTCCCCACGGGCACCTTCGCTGCTTCAAAACAGGCCATAGTGAAGCCTGAAGTGCCAGCCATCCCTCCGACTACGCCGACCGGCTCCTGCGCCGCTGGTGGTTGTGGGGCGGCGGCGAGGGCAGCAGTTAAAATCTCGTGCATCGCCCCATTGCTTGGGCTCACCTCCGGCCGCCCTTCAATGAATTTCTCGCGGGCAGCTTTGATCATCTCCTGCGTGGGAGAGACCGGCACAAGACGCCACTCCGTCATGGCTTCACCTCGATTGCTGAGAGGATGCGCTGGGCATAGTCGGCCTGGGCTGCTGCTTTGGCCTCGTCGTCACTTTCGCATAAGTGAGAACCGGTCCCTCGATTAACACCGTCGCCTTCCAGCCACCATTGCCGTTCGATCACAACGTACTCGCCTGCTACAGACTTCGCAGTCCAGCAATCCTTACTAGCTCTGATACCGTCCCCGCGATGCCACTCCAGCGGCTTGACCTTCACCGCCCCGCCGCCCCGGTGAGCCTCATAGGTAGAGATGGCGGCACGAACGGCTGTGATAGGGTCTATGCCGTCAGCATCAAAGTATGCATCCAACGCCGCCTCAATCACCGCCTCCCGTCCCGCGTCGGGCCAAGGTGACGGCTCACTCATCAGCCGCCTTAGCGCCTCATTCGGAGGAGGCGGATTGTCCAAGATCTCCACGAGATCGTCGTAAGCGGCGTCATCCTTCCGGCGCTCTGCGGCCTCGCACTTCGAGCAGTAGTAAGGCGAAGGCGGTAACCCACGATCGAAACCGTTATCAGCTTCACCACCGCAATTTGGGCACTTGGTAAGATCAGGCTCTCGACGGGATCGGCGGCGCTCTGCGGCCTCGCGGAGGGCGGTGGCAGCATCGTAAGCCGCATTCTGGATCCAATCGACCGGGCACGCCCCTCGAAAGAATGGCTCATATGGTGCGGTCTCGTCGGTCCAGTCTCCAGTGTGGTGGTACGCTTTCCCGGCGCAGGCGACCGCCGATAAGATGCGATCAATTGCTTGAACGCCGGTCGAGGTGAAGCCGTAGTAGTAGGCGTCCATCCTCATCGGCCGCTCGAACTCCTCAGCGCTCGGCCCATTGGCGTTGCCGTCGGTCTGCTCGTCTACCATCCCGCCCTCCGTCAAAAATGTCGTATATTGTGTCGTGTGAATTTGACAAATAAGACTTGCATCATCGTTAGCGATCTGTCAACTTGTCGTTAATCGGCGGGTCGAGGAAGGTTGATCTGTCGAACGCAACGGGACAGATTCGACGACGATGGCAACGGAGATCAATCATGGATCGCACGGAAACGCTGGAGCGGGCCAAAGCGGCTGTCTGCGACCGGCCAGGGGTTTATGGGGCACCAGAGAATAATTTCAACCGCATTGCACGGCTTTGGACCGCTCACCTTCTGAACGCATACGCGCCGGACAGCAGCTCCCAGCTGCTGATCCCACACCTTAGGGCGGCCGACGTTGCCGTCATGATGGGCCTGGTCAAGGTGGCCCGGCTCGAGGATAAGCCCGACCACGCCGACAGCTGGGTCGACCTTGCTGGATACGCCGCTTGCGGCGCAGAGGTGACATACGCGACAGGTGCGCCCGACGTGTCCGAAATGTCGCAAACGTCGGGTGAAACGTCGCAACGGCGCGGGTTGAAGGTGGGCGATGTGGTCCGCCTCCATTCCGCGCCGCGGCATTTCTGGAAGCTCCAGGACCGGCTCGACGAGCTGGCGAAGATCGTCGCTGTCGACGAGCGTGGCAGCACCGTGCGCCTATCGTTCGAGGGCGACATAGACGACAGGGAGAATGATCTCTGGGCGCCGATGCATTGCGTGGATCTGGTGACCCGTGACCAGGCCGAGGACTGTTTCAATACAGAGATCGATCTGCAGGCGTTCTTGCGCAGTGTTAAGGATTTTGGGCCCCTCTGCAGGGCCGTCGAAGCTCTAAATCGCGGCGCATCCTACCTCAAATGACCGTCGTCCTCGCGCTCGACCTCGGCACGCTTTGCGGCTGGGCGTTGGGGGTCGTTGAAGGTGGCGATCGCGCCTTGTCATACGGCCAATGGAACTTGAAGGATGACCGGTTCAGCGGCGGCGGCATGCGCTTCGTGCGCTTCCGGGCCTATCTCGACAAGATGCTCGAGGGCTGCCCGATCGACCGGGTCTATTTCGAGGAGGTGCGGCGGCACCGGGGCGTCGATGCCGCCCACGCATACGGTGGTTACTTGGCAGTCCTCACCGAGTGGTGCGAATCAAACGCCGTTCCCTACGACAGCGTTCCCGTCGGGACCTGGAAAAGGTGGCTGACCGGCAAAGGCAACGCCAGCAAGCAGGACGTCATCGACATTCTCAAGATCATGGGCCACGACCCGAAGACCGAGGACGAGGCCGACGCGCTTGGGGTGTTGCTGTTCAAGATCAGCGGGAGGGCGTGATGTGCGTGTGGCTGCCCCAGACCGAAACTGAAGTGCAGCACGCTCGGGCCGTGGAGGAAGCTGCGCGGGAGAAGATCCGCGCGATGCAGTCCAAGGAGAGCCTGCACTCCCCGACTCACCTGACCGCCGCGGCCACTCGGGAGCAGTTGTTCGATGAGATTGAGCGGCTGCGGCAGAGAGATCACGCTCGGGACTACATCGTCGCTGCCGAGACCCTCGATAGGTTCGTAAAAGATATCGACGTTTGGTTTCGGGAACGCTTCCGGGCCATGGGTTTCTGGGGCCGGCTGCTTTTCATTCTTGGACTTAGGTGAACAACCCCAGCCTGGGGCCTCCACCCGCGGCCCAGAGAGGACAGGGCGGGCACAAACAAGGGCACGGAACGGTAGCCCAGGCCGGGGTCCACCGACAGGTGGATATGCATTGAGAGCCGCATTCCGTGCAAGTCCTCACTTAATTCGGGAGGTGTCTCATGAAACGCTCCATCTCCATACCCGACACCAAGGTCGTCTGCATCCTACGGGACGCCGATCGGTGGAAGATCTATGACGGCGTGCTCGTGATCATCAACCCGGACCATCCCCCGCGGGTGGTCGACCTGAACACGGGCGAAGAGCGGGAGTTGCGGGTATGACCAGCCTGTTCCCATACCAGATCGATGGCGCCAACTGGCTCGCCGGCAAGCGCGCCGCGCTGCTGGCGGACGACATGGGGCTTGGCAAGAGCGCCCAGGCGATCGCGGCGTGTGATGCGGTTGGCGATGACGGGCGGGTCATGGTCGTCTGCCCGGCTTCCTTGGTCGAGAACTGGAAGCGCGAGTTCGACAAGTTCGGGACCGGGCGCCCGATGCTGACGGTCATGTCTTACGACAGGGCCGCGCGCGGCGAGGCTCTGGCGCTTGCTGAGATGGCAGGCAAAATCGACGTCCTCATTATCGATGAAGCGCATTATGCCAAAAACCGCTCAGCCAAGCGCACCAAAGCGATCTACGGTCCCAAATGCGACGGCGTGGGCGGCCTCGTGGAGCGGGCGCGCCACGTCTTCCTGCTCACCGGCACGCCGGCGCCGAACAATGCGAGCGAGCTGTGGACGCACCTCCGAGCGCTGGCGCCGGAGCTGATCGAGAACCCGAAGCGACCCGGCAAACCCATGGCGTACTGGGACTTCGTGCAGCGCTACTGCAAGACCCGGGACAATGGCTTCGGGGTGCAGATCATCGGGTCGAAGAACCTCGCCGACCTGGGCGAGCGCATGAAACCGTTCTACCTGCGCCGGCGCAAGGACGAGGTTCTGAAAGATCTGCCGCCGATCCGGTTCGACCAGATCTATCTGGAGGGCAAGGCGCCAGCCGAAGGCAGTGAAGCCAAGCGGATCGCCGAGGTGCTCGATAAGGAAGGCATCGAAGGGCTGCAGAAGATCGCACCCCATGTCGCGTCTCTGCGGCGGGTGACGGGGCTCGCCAAGATCGAGCCGGTGGTCGCCTGGGTGAAGGAATGGTTCGAGGGCGGCGGTTCGAAATTGGTGCTGTTTGCTCACCATAGGGAAGTCATTGAGCGGCTGCATGACGGGCTCGTGCAATTCCTCGACCCCGGGCCGGTGTTCGTGACCGGGAGCCAGGAGCAGGGGCTCCGGCAGTATGCGGTGGACGAGTTCCAGAACGACCCGAAGGTGAAGGTCTTCATCGGCCAGATTCAGGCGGCCGGCACCGGGTTGACGCTTACCGCGTCCAGCGATGTGCTGTTCGTCGAGAGCTCATGGGTTCCTTCGGACAATCAACAAGCGGCCATGCGCGTGCACCGCATCGGCCAGCGCAACGCCTGCACCGTGCGGTTCGCCACGCTGGCCGGGTCTATCGACGAGCAGATTCAAGCCGCGGTGGCACGCAAGACGGCCGACATCGCTCAACTTTTTGGCTAGAGTGTCCAAAATGTCCAAAATGACGCGCGAGAAAATAGACAAAGGGCTGGCGCTGTACGCCATGGGCGTGCCGGTGCGCCAGATCGCGAAGGAGCTCGACGTGAGCCACACCCTCGTGTGGCGCTACATCACCCCGGCCGGGCAGCGCTACATCCACCGGTACCGGAACGAGGACGAGAAGGCGAAGCACCGGATTGTCATGCGCACCCGGCGCGCGGTTCAGAAGCTGATGGAGGGTTGAGATGAAGAAGGTCGTAGTCGAGGAGTTGGAAGGCGGCTGGGTGCTGGATTGGCACGATCCGCGCAAGATCGAAGATTACTCGCGATGGCTCTACCTGGATAATCGGCCATCGACCAGCGGTCGCGAGATCTACACCGACAAGAAGAAGCTGTTGAAGCGCCTGACAGATTTTCTCTGAGGTAAACGCTTGCCTATGTTGTCAAAAATGTCATGAAGTGTCGAAAGGAAATCAGGACATGATCAGATTGGAAATCACCGGCGATTCGGTCGAGGAGTTCGGCAAGAAGGCGGCCGGCATGATCAGCATGCTGCAGGCCGGCCTCAATGCCCCGCTGCCGAAGGGCCGGGCTAAGAAGGCAGAGCCCCGACCCGAGGTGATTGATGCCGAGCCGATGGACCAGCCGAGGCTGCCGTTGAACGAACCGAAGCCCGAGCCCGAGGTCATCGAGGCCAAGGTCGAACCGGAGCCCGAGCCGACGCCGGAGCCGAAGGTCACGCAGATGGAGATCGCCCAGGCGGTCAAGGATGCGGTCGAGGCGGCCGGCGGCGGCAATGTCGGCGCGCAGAAGGTCAAGGCGGAAGTGTTCGAGCCCCTCGGGATCGTCGGCGTGAAGAGCTGCCCGCCTGAGCGCTACCCCGTGTTCCACCAGCGGCTTCTGGAGTTCATCGCCGCTCACAAGAAGGGGTGAGCTATGGCCAAGGGCACGGACGTCTACATCGCCGTCGGGTCCTACAACGAGGGCGGGCGCTACTTCGTGACGATTTCTCACTCGTCCGGGGATCCCCTCATCATGTCGCCTGAAGGAGCGCGATTGGTCGCAAAATCACTCCTTCAATGGGCTCGGCATGCCGACGAGAAGAATGTCACCTGCGCATGGCGCCAGGTGAAGCAATACATCGTGGAGTGGAAAGACCACGCTCAGGCCGTCGAAGAGGCGTCCTCGAAAGAGGAACCGCACTGGGAGGAGGTCAAGTCATGACCCTTGATGCAGCGAGGGAGGCGGGATGGCTCATCCAGGATATCGCTTGCTACAAGGAGTTTTTGGATGAGGGCGCCGAAAAGCTGTGCGCGAGATTGGAAGTCGAGCGCGAAGCCGGTCGGAGCTGGATTATTCTTTCTCCGAGCGTGGCTCGATCAGCCATTGAAGCCTTAATCAGCGAGGCGCGGGCGCGGCTCAAAGAGCTCGGTGTCGAGGTGCCGTCATGACACCAGAGCAGATTCGAAAGGCCAGCCCTAAGTTGGACCGGCTGCGCCGGGTTGAAGACATCAAACAGGCCGTTGCGTCGCGAGATGACGCCGAACTCAGAGTGCACGACAGGCTAGGTGCGACCCTCTTCTACCACACAGTGGAATTACCCGCACCGGTCGTTGTCACAATGCTAGATCGGTACCGTGAGCAACTCTTGGAGGAGCTGCGCGAGCTCGGTGTCGAGGTGCCGTCATGAACGCGCCTCACACCACCCGGGCCCACGCCAGGCTCAGCCCCAGCGCCGCCTACCGGTGGCTGGTGTGCCCCGGGTCGATCCGGCTCTCGGACGGCATCCCGGACAAGTCGAGCGTTTACGCCAACGAAGGCACCGCGGCGCACATGCTGGCCGAGCATTGCCTGCGGCACGGCTGGGACGCCGATCGATACCTCGACTGTGTGATCGACATCACGGCCGAGGGCAACGCGATGTTCGGCGATGCCGGCACCGAGAACGGCGACAACCGCTGGCTTGTCGACGAGGAAATGGTGCACAGCGTCCAGATCTACCTGGATCATTGCCGCAGCATCATCGCGCCGGCCGACGAGCTGGAGATCGAGTGCAAGCTCGACCTCACCCACGTGATCCCGGACGGCTTCGGCACCGGGGACACCTTGGTCTATCAGGTCGAGCAGAAGCACCTGCACGTCGTCGACCTGAAATATGGCGTCGGGGTCCCGGTCGACCCGCAGAACAACCCTCAGCTGCTCACCTACGCCGTGGGCGCGCTCAAGCGCTACCACAACCGCGAGGTCGAGAAGGTCACCTTGACCGTCGTTCAACCCCGCGCGCCGCACCGGGACGGGGAGGTGCGCAGCTGGGAAACCGATCCGGCGACGGTGGTCGAGTTCGAGGACGTGCTCCGCCGCGGAGCCCAGGACACAGCCCGGGACGACGCGCCGCTGGTGCCGGGCGATCACTGCAAGTTCTGCAAGGCGGCGGCCGTTTGCCCGGCGCTGCGTGACAAGGCGCTGGAGATCGCCAGGGCCGAGTTTATCCCGGATGAACAGGGCTACCCTGTGGTCCCGTCGCCGGTTCAGCTCGACCGGGACGAGCTCGCACATATCCTGAGCGAGGCCGAGATCCTCGAGGGCTGGGTCAAGCGGGTGAAGGAGTTCGCCCACCAGCAGGCACTCGCCGGCAACCTGCCGACCGGTTTCAAGCTGGTTCAGAAGCGCGCCACGCGGAAGTGGCAGGACGAAGCGGCGGTCGTGTCCTTGTTGGAGCTCACGTTCGAGCTGGCGCCCGAAGACATCTACGAGGAGCCGAAGGTCAAGAGCCCGGCCAGGATCGAGAAGCTCGTCGGCAAGAAGTCGATGGCGCTGTTGCGGGGCGCGATCTCGCAGGAGAGCAGCGGGCTCTCGCTCGTGCCGGACAGCGATCCTCGGCCGGCGGCCAAGCCGGATGCTGCCACGGAGTTTGCTGCATGAAACCGATCGAACAAGACGTCCCGGTCTTGCCGAGATCCGCGACCTTGCGGGCCTACCCCTTCGAGGAGATGGAGCTCGGCCAGCACTTTTCGGTGCCGATGGACAAATACAACTCGGTGAAGGTCCTGGCATCGCGGCTCGGGCGCCGGTTGGGGCGTGTGTTCGTGGTCAGGAAGATGGAGAAGGACGGCCGGGAAGTGGCCGGTGTCTGGAGGGTGGAATGACTATCAAATACCCCGTGGAAAGCGGCGTCCCCATACCTCCGGTGAGGAAGAAGGAGTCGCAGTATCCCTGGGCGGAGTTGAAGGTCGGGGACAGTTTTTTCATCCCCGGCATCAATGCCAACCAGGCGTCCAGCGCGGCCACCCGGCGGCGCCACCGTTTCGGGGGGCGTTATAGGTGCCGGACCATGGTCGTCGGCGGCCAGAAGGGCGTCCGCGTCTGGCGCATCGAATAGGGCTCGGCACCCCGGGGCGGAGCTATGCCCGAAGTGTCGAAAATGTCGCGATATGTCAGAAGGATAGATGCAAAATGGTAGACTTCAATGTTGCAGTGATGACCCCGGCGGGCAACGTGCGCACGCCGAAGAGCCGCCTCGGCTTCACAAAGACCCTGTTCGAGCCGCGCGCCCGGGCTGAGGGAAAGGACCCGGAATACGGGTGCTCGATCGTGATCCCGCCGACGGCGGATATCTCGCTCTTGAAGAAGGTGGCCCAGGACGTGGCCATCGCCGAGTTCGGCAAGGAGCAGCTCGAGAAGCTGCTCAAGCAAGGCAAGTTCCGCTGGCCGTTCATGAAAGGCGAGCAGTGCGAAGGTGCCAACGGCAAGCACTTCCCCGACGAGTGCGATGACTGGACGGTGATCCGCGCCAACTCGAAGCAGCGGCCGGGGATCGTGGATGCCCGCGGGCTGACGGTGGACGAGGAAAGCTTGGCGTATTCCGGCCGCTGGGGCGTCGCGTCGTTGCGGGCGTTCGCCTACGGCAAGGGAGCCAAGCACGGCAACTATGGCGTCAGCTTCGGCCTGCAGAACGTGCAGATCCTGGACGACGCGGAGCCGTGGGGCGGCACCCGGGTCCGGGCTGAGGACGAGTTCGCTCCCGTCGAGACTGGCGGCGGCTCGGCCGACGGTGCGTTCGATCTGATTGGAGGGTGATATGGCCAGAAAGGCAGCGCCCGTAAAGAGCATGGAAACCATCGTTGTCTTCCAGGACGCCAGCGGTTCCAGGCGGCTAGTGCTACCTGGCGACGTCGAGATACACCGCTCGCTGGGTTATCTCAGCTTCAAGAGGGGAGCGACGAGCTTGTTGCTCATCCCGGACCATCGCTTCATTTCGGCTGAGTGCGTCGAGGTGACCGAATGATGCGCTCGGAATTCGACGACCTCAAAAGGACCCTCTTGGACCTCGAAGACCGCGATCTCTCGAACTGGGATCGCAACTTCGTCGAGGACATGTTCAAGCGGGTCGAGAAGTGGGGTGTCGACACGATCGTGACCGGCCGCCAATGGGAACAGCTTCAAAGAATGAGGGAGCAGTACGTATGACCAACATCGGCCACAACTCAGGCGCCACCGAGCTCATGGGCGACGGGGCCGAGACCACCACCTCGATATCCCAGGGCATGATCCGCAGCCTCGTCGAGCGCATCGAGCGCCTCGAGGAGGAAAAGGCCGCCACGGCCACGGACATCAAGGAGGTCTACGCCGAGGCGAAGGGCCATGGTTTCGACACGAAGATCCTCCGGAAGGTGATCGCCCTCCGGCGGAAGGACAAGGCCGAGCGGGACGAGGAGGCAGCTATCCTCGACCTCTATCTCAGCGCGCTCGGGATGCTCTAACTGCGTCGTCGGTGTCCAAAATGTCATGATTTGTCTGGGCACCGACGCGTCCTTTTGGGGGCGTAAAATGACTGATCTCCAAACCCTCACGATCGAGCAGCTGATCGACGAGGCCCACGCCCGCGGGCTGCGCGTGAACAACATCTTCGAATTCAAGGACGGGTGGCGCTCCAACGTGCGCCGCGGCGAGGCCGGCATGGAGTTCGGCGACGGCGCGACGGCTGCCGAGTCGCTCGCCAACGCGATCCTGAAGGCGGCGCCGGAGCCGGTGGCCTCGCTCGAGGACCTGCTGGGATGAACCAATCAAAACGCGTTCTCCGCCGAGATTACGAGACAAGGAACGTCCTCGATCTGCGCCAGGTTGGTGTCTACAAATATATGGAACATCCGTCTGCGGATGTGTGGTGCTGCGCGTACCACTTCGACGACGAGCCCACGAAGCTGTGGCTGCCGGGGGACCCGGTCCCGGAAGAGTTCATAGAGGCCGCCAACAACCCGGAGATCCTGGCTTCTGCGCACAACAACCAGTTTGAGCGGGCAGCCGAGAAATTCATCATGGGCCCGCGCTACGGGTGGCCTCAAATCCCGTTGGAGCGACAACGGTGCTCGATGGCCCAGGCATTGGCTATGGGTCTTCCCGGCTCTCTAGAGGGGGCAGGCGCCGCTGTAGGGCTGGAAATCCAAAAGGATATGGCCGGGCGACGGTTGATGCTTCAGATGGCCAAGCCCCGGCGCATCCACCTGCCCGGTAGCGCGGGCTACGATGAAGCGTGCACGGGCTCACTCCTGGACGACAGGAAATTCACGTTGCTACCGGACGGGTCGGTCGTGGAGTGGTGGGCGGACCCAGACAAGAGGGAGCGCCTGCACGCTTACTGCATAACTGACGCTGACGTAGAGCGCGCGCTAGAGAAGCGCTTGTTGCCTCTCTCGCCCATCGAGCAGCGTATCTGGGTTATGGACCAGCAAATGAACGAGCGGGGCGTGTTCATCGATCTGCGCTTGGTCCAACAGGCTTCGAAGGTGTTGCAGGAGTCGGAGGCAAAGCTCAACGAAGAGATGGCCGCCGTCACCGATGGAGAGGTATCCGCGATCACGAACACCGGACAGTTGTTGAAGTGGGCTCGCAAGATGGGCCTAGACGCCGACTCGGTGGCGAAAGGTAAGCTCGAGGAAATCCTCAAGACCCCCGATCTGGACCCTCAGGTCCGCCGCGCAATGGAGCTCCGCCAGAACGGTGCGCGCAGCAGTACGGCCAAGGTGCCGAAGATGCTGACGATGCGTCAGGAGGACGGTCGGATCCGAGGGACTGTCCAGTATTACGGGGCGGCGACCGGTCGCTGGGCTGCCCGCGGCGTTCAGTTACAGAACCTCCCGCGCCCGTCGGTTAAGGACGTCGGGCCGCTTATCGACATGCTGGCCGAGGGGAATACGGAACTCATAGATATGGTGTACGGGTCCCCGCACGCCGTGATCTCCGACTGCATTCGAGGGATGATTTGCGCACCACCCGGCCGGGTGATCATGGCCGTCGATCTATCGAATATCGAAGGGCGCGTCTTGGCGTGGTTGGCTGGAGAAACATGGAAGCTGGATGCGTTCCGCGCCTTCGATGAAGGGAGAGGTCCGGACATCTATCTCCTGACAGCAGCTGAGATCCTCGGCGTGCGAGTGACGCGCCTGACAAAGGATAGTCCGGAACGTCAGTCGCACGGCAAGGTGCCCGAGCTCGCACTAGGGTTTCAGGGCGGCGTCGGCGCGTTTCAATCCATGGCGGTCAACTACCAGGTACAGTTGCCAGACGAGCAGGTTCGCCAAATCGTCGATAATTGGCGAGCGAAACACCCAAAAATAAAACAGCTGTGGTACGACTTAGAACGTTGCGCGATCGAGGCTGTCGACAGCCCTGGGAAGTTGGTTCCTTGTGGCAGAATCGCCTTTCGCAAAGTGGGCTCGTTCCTGCTGATGCGCCTGCCGAGCGGACGACCGATTTTCTATCCATATCCACGGATTCAGAAGATCGAAACACCTTGGGGCGCGATGAAAGACGCGCTCACGTATAAGACTCGGCCAGGACCAAATACCAAGATCATAAAGGATGAAAGCAACAACCGCGAATTCGTCCGAGCAGCGGCGTACGGGGGTTTGATCGCTGAGAACGCCACCCAAGGCGTCGCCCGGGACAAAATGGCCTACGGTATGCTCAGACAGCATGAGTATGGCTACCCGATGATCTTGACGGTCCATGACGAAAGCGCAGCGGAGGTAGAGCACAGCTTTGGCTCCTTCGAACACTTCAAGAGTCTCATGGTTCAGCGAGACAACTGGGATGAAGGACTGCCGGTGGCGGCCGAGGGCTTTAGCGCGGAGAGGTACAGGAAATGA